ACACTGTTATAGAGAAGATATGCACCGCATTCGGTCAGTCTATTTTCTTTTATGAAAATCAGATGTGGTTATTCAGACCAGAGGAACTTTATACCTCTTACAATAATAATCTGCGTTTGGCAAATGTCACATCAGTAAATCAATTCGAAATTCTAAAACGTTTTGATGTTGAGGTAGGTGTGGGAAGGGAGATGCAACCCATCATGCCTGAAATGTTGCGGAGCATCAATAGGGCAACGAAATTTGATGAGGTTGATTTCTACTACACCGAATTCGATGAGGTATTACAGAATGAAACACTTGGAAGAGGTGCATTGATTACGAGCGGTGCAACTTCGAAGGAATTTGCCGTTGATTCATGGACATTCAGAAGTGGTACACTTGATTCAACTACGGCAGGAAGTGGGGTATTTAGAGCAAGAGAAATCTATAATAGTACCCTTGTAGGGGGTTTGTTGGAAAGGTATATTTATATGACTTTGCCTTCTCCTTCTGGTAATTACCAATGGGTGAAATCACAATCAGTTAAAGTAGAATCACTTGCCAATATCAACTTTTCAGTAGATTTTAAGTTTACAACGGCAATGTCACCAACCTATTCAGCCATTGCGGTTGCATGGGTTATTGTGGAATCATTAGGCACTTACTACTGCCTTAATCAAGAAGGTGAGTGGATATCTGCTGCATCGTTATTCGCTGCCACTGCATCGCCTATATCGGTTGATATAAGCACTTCATCGAATGTAGATACAACCACTTGGAATACTGTGCAAGTTGAATCGAATGTAATACCTTTTGCAGGTAATCTGACTGTTTATCTTGGTGCGCCTACATTGTCTACATCGTCTTTTGTTTATTATAAGAATCTTGAGGTACAATATCAACCATCTTTCCAAGCAGGTGATAATGTGAGGAAGATATTGGGTATCAACTCATATTTTAATAAGTCAAGTACAATAAATAACTCTTTCAAACAAGAGATATTCTTGGATGACCATTTTTCCGCATTGCACAAAGGTGCAATATTCCAATCTGACCAAACAACGCTAACCGATGCGGATTGGTATAGGTATCGTTTTGCAGGGGAATCTTATGGCTTTAGAAAGCAGAATGATGTTGCACATTGGGAACATAACAGATTCAATCGGAACAAGATTGATGTCAATATGTACGGCTTATGGTGGGATGATGCAGGAAGTCCTGCGTTTATGGGATTTCAGAACACTTACCGATTTATGGATGATGATGTCAACAAATTGTACTACGCAGCTAATATTAGTGAAATTGACCTTGTTAATAATACATGGCAGGGAACACTTGTTGAAGTATGGGATCAGACTAAAGACCTTCCAACATCACAGACATTTGAGGCTGATTTCACATTAGGTACATATACAACGGCAACCCTTACCGCTCCTTTAACATTGGTTACATCGGGAGGATTTAGCATCCAAACGAGCAATACGGCAAGGTATGATGCAGCTACAACAATTACTTCACCCGTAACAGTTGGTATTTTTGGTAATGTTTCGTGCAGTACTTATCCCAAAAATGTTACCTTTGAATTGCGGAAATCAGGTACTGCAATACGTACTATTACTTATCCTGTTTACGTGGCTAATCAGCCATTCACTTTTGACTTATCCGTAGGAACGCAGACAATAGCAACAAATAACACTTTCACTGTGGTTATTACTGGGCATTCATCGGTGACAATTGGAGGAGGAGATATGAAGATTAACACACCAGGCACGGCTTATACTTTTGACACTTATACAGACAATTATTTATATCAATAATGGCAGATCCAGTCAAAGCAGAAGGTTTAGTCATAGCGTACACCATAGGTAGTACAATCTACCCTCTTGCTTGTGCGAAAAACGCATCTATGACCATCTCAAGGGATATGCTTGAACTTGCTCCTAAAACTAATAACACACATAGGCAATTCATACCTGGGAAGAGAGCAGCTACAATTTCGGGTTCAGGACTTGTGAAGATTGTAGGCACTACTCAACACGGGATTGATTTCTTTGAGGACTTACTCACCACAGTTGATACGAAATACACTGCGTATCTTGATATAATTGATCCGCAGAATAATTATCGGGTTTATCAATTCCAATGCTATGTGACCGAGGTAACTTATGATTCAACGGTAAACAATTTCGCACAATATAATTACTCATTGCAGGTAACGGGTGGATTTACGGAGTTGACTGTGGTGGATACATATACTGTATCAAGTGGTACGATTACAGGGCGTTCAACATCTACGCATAAACTTGTAGCGGTTGGCTATGGTGGGAAATGGTATTATAACTATTCGGTAAGCGCAGGACCAGTGATAAACCTTGGAACGGCTTTAAATGGTACTTCAGTCGTTGCAGCTTATATAACATTATAGAATATGTCAGAACATAATTTAAAAACAATTCGAAAGGGTGACACTTGGAGCATGGATTTGTCATTTTATGAAGAACCTTGCGAAACAACACCGATTGATGTGAGTAGTTGGACTTTTAAACTCATGGCGAAGAACTCCGCAGGAGTTACTCAATGGACATGGGATAATGCGACATTTGCAGCAGGAGCAACAACTAATCAGCGGATTGTGACACTTAGTGCAGTCACTACTGCTACTTATTCCGTTGGTGAGTATGCATATGACTTACAAGTGACCAAGGCTGATGGGGTTTATACTTATATGACTGGTTTTGTAATCGTTGAAGACCAAATAACAAGCTAATGACTATAAAAGTAACATATAATGTAACAGATGTTTATGTAACACAGGATGTTTCGCCTGTGTATATAAATGTTTCATATAGTGGCGGAGGAAGTGGCGGTGCAGCGGTTTGGGGTGGAATTACGGGTACTCTATCGGATCAAACTGACTTGCAATCTGCCCTTAATTTAAAAGTACCATACACAGGAGCAACAACCAACGTAAACCTTGGGGAGTACGAGATTAAAGCAGGTCAGGTAACGCTTGACACCTCACCAACGGGAACGGCTGCGGTAGGTACAACACGTTGGAATGATACCACTGGGTTAAGTGAAACCACTTTAAAAGGTGGTACTGTTGTTTTAAAGAATGGCGTGGATTTGGTTGCAAGGGTTGTGAATAAGGTATCACCGAATACTACACTAACGAAAGCAGCATACCAAGCGGTAAGGGTCAGCGGTGCGCAAGGTCAGCGGTTAGCGATTGCTTTCGCACAAGCGAATAATGATAACAATTCTGCCGATACTATTGGTCTTGTTACGGAGACGATAGCGACTAACCAAGAGGGTTTTATTATCACAGTTGGTCAGTTAGAGAATATCAATACTACGGGTAGTTTACAAGGCGAAACTTGGGCGGATGGTGACGTGCTTTATCTTTCACCCACTACGGCAGGGGCATTGACTAATGTGAAGCCTACGGGCGCGACAGGGCATATTGTTGTAATTGGTTATGTGGAATATGCTCATGCTATAAATGGTAAGATATATGTGAAGGTAATGAACGGGTGGGAGCTCGATGAGCTGCATAATTTAAACATCGTTTCCCCTACTAATAATCAGAGCATATTTTACAATAGCTCAAATCAGCTTTGGGAAAATAAATCAATCGCAACGGCACTCGGCTACACACCTGCCAATAGTGCAACGACATTAACGATAAATGGAGTTACTTACGATTTGAGCACCTCACGAACTTGGTCAGTTGGTACTATAACAGGGTCAGGTGCGAGTGGTCAGGTATCTTATTGGGATGGTACGACATCACAGGCGGGTTCGAATAATTTGTTTTGGGATGCTGCGAATGGGAGATTAGGGATTGGGACTAATGTGCCTGCTGTTGCACTTGATATTGCAGGTACAAACCCAGGTGGTATAATTGGGTTTAAATTAAGAAATATAAGCAGTAGTGGATATACTGAAATTCAATGCTTCAATAATGGAGGCACTGTAAATGATAGAATGTACATGGGCATTGGTGGTACTGCTACTGGCGATGCTTATCAAAATAGAGGCTACTTTTTTTCAGGTGCAAATGTAGATGGTATAAATTTTACTGCTAATAAACCAACAACTGGGGATATAAGGTTTTTTACAGGTGGTACGAATGAAAGAATGCGCATATTTGGTGGTGGTAATGTCGCACTCGGCTCAACCACCGACTCAGGCGAACGCCTTCAGGTGACGGGTAGTACAAAGCTAAACGGCAACGTAACCTTCTCATCATCCACGGGAATGTTTTGGGATGCTGCTAATTCTTGGTTAGGTATTGGGACGAATACATATTCAGCAAACACAAGAACAACAATTTCTGAAAACTTTACCGCTCAAGCATCAATTGGTTTAAGGGTTAGAGGTGTTG